CTGCCGCTGCCCGACCCGGAGGACACCGCGTGATCCGTTCCGGCCTGACCGCGCTTGCCTTGTTCGCGGCGATGTATGCTATCCTCTACCTCGTGGGGATCATGCCGATCCCCGCGCAGTGACGTGCCTACCAACCCCAACCCCATGGAGCCGACGATGGCAAAGCCTACGACCAAGAGTGACGAGATCAGCATCCTCGAAATTCACACCGGGGAGGCGCAGTTCTGCATCCTCGGAACCTCGCCGCTGCTGTTCAATCGCATGGCCGAGAAGGCGAAGCGCGAATTGCTGATGCCCAAGGGCCGCAAGACGAATGCCGACCGCGCCGCGTCCCTCAAGCACAATCCCCTCGAGGAATACCGCAACAGCGTCTATCGCCGGAGCGACCACATGCCCGGGCTGACGCGCCTGCTGTTCCCGACGCCGGCCTTCAAGGCCGCGATGGCAACGGCCGCACTCGATCTGCCGGGCGCGAAAAAGTCGGAGATCGGCCGCCTGGCGTGGGCTTTGGGTGACAAGGTTGAGATTTTCGGCATTCCCCGGCTCCGCATGGACGTCGTGCGCTCGGCCGACATGAACCGCACGCCCGACGTGCGCACGCGCGCCTGTGTGGCCGAATGGGCGTGTCGCGTGACCATCCGCTTCGTGCGGCCGAAGTTGCGTGACCAAGCGGTTGCCAACCTCATGGCGGCGGCTGGCGTGACGTGCGGGATTGGTGACTTCCGCCAGGAGAAGGGCAAGGGCAACAACGGCCAATTCATTCTTGTGGAGCCGGATCACCCCGACTTTGTGCGCCTGACGACGGAATGCGGCACGGCTGCGCAGGATGCGGCGCTGGCGCACCCCGAGATGTGGGACGACGAGACGGCAGAGATGATGGAATGGTTTTCGGCCGAGATCGTCAAGCTGCACGGCAAGAGGGATGCGGCATGACCGACGAGGAAAAGCGCCGTCTGGCCGAGGCGGAGTTGCAGGCCATCGCGGCAGCGAACGGCGGCAGGCTGACGGCCGAAATGGTCGTGGATGCGGCGCGCGACGAATCGTCTCCGCTGCATGACTTTTTCGAGTGGGACGACGCGGCTGCCGCTGCCGAGCACCGCATCGCGCAGGCAAGGGCGCTCATCCGATCCGTGCGCGTGGTGTTCCGCACGGAAACGGTGACGGTGCGCGCTCCCTATTTCGTCCGAGACCCGGACATGCCACCCAGCGAGCAGGGCTATATCTCGTTGCCGCAGCTCCGGACGGATGAGGACGCGGCGCGCGCTGCGATCACCACCGAGTTTGCCCGCGCGGCGGCTGCATTGCAGCGCGCGCGGTCAATCGCGGTGGCGTTGGGCCTCGAGGGGGAGGTCATGGAACTCGCGGACCGGCTGGGGATGCTCCGGGCGGCAGTAGCGCAGGGCGGCGGCGCCGTTGCCACCGCTGCGTGAGGCGAGGTGTCACGGCACGGCGGTCACGGCCTGGCGAGGCTTGGCCTGGCGCGGCGGGGCCTGGTCTGGCAAGGCCGGGCGAGGCGGTCGGGGCGCGGCCTGGTCTGGCAAGGCGTGGCCTGGCTGGGCGAGGCGGGGCGTGGCGGTCGCGGCGAGGTCTGGCGTGGCCGGTCCGGGCGTGGCGCGGCACGGCGGTCGCGGCTTGGCACGGCATGGCTTGGCGCGGCGAGGCGCGGCGGGGCATGGCTTGGCGGTCACGGCCGGGCACGGCCTGGCGAGGCCGGGCTGGGCCGGTCACGGCGGTCGCGGCACGGCTAGGCGAGGCGCGGCCAGGCCGGGCGCGGCCGGGCAAGCCACGGCGGTCGTCGGCCATCGCACACGCAAGGCGGGGGCGCCATCCGGCGCTCCCGCCGCTTGACTGAACGGAGGCTCCATGTCGCCACGCAACAGACGGGCTGTGCTTGCACGATCCATCGCCGACTACGGCCCCGAGGTCCGGCGCAAGCGCGGCGAGGTGGAACTACACGACCGCCCCGACCCCGAGCGCCCGAACGCGCCCGACATCCGAGGAGCCCGCGTCCGGATATGGTATCACGTCCTCTGGATCGAGGGCGCCCTATCCGACGCGGAGCACGAGGCGGCCGACCGCTACCTCGTGCGGCTAGAGCAGGCTCAGGGCGCCGTGGAGGGCAGCCCGGAGCGGCCCCAGGGCATCCGTGGCGGCGGCATGTCCGGCCCGACCGAACGCCAAGTGATGGCCCTAGCGGACCTGCGCGATGCCGACCTCGTGCTTGGCCGCGACGTCACGTTGGTGCGGGCCGTGGTCGGGTGGAACATCCGCCCGCTGGCCGAGGACGTGCCCGCTCTCCGCGACGCACTCCGCCGTCTCGCCGACTTTTGGGGAATGTGAAGGGCTTACAAGAATCTCTTGACATGCCACGCGAACGCTTGTAGGCGGGGCGCACAAGTCAGAATTGCGCCCAGCTGATAGGCGGGCGCTTTGCGCCTTGGCCGCCTCCAACCGCCTGACCCGGCCGGCGTATCGCCCCGCCCAGCGCACATAGCGTCAACACGCGCGGCCAATCGTTTGGGCGTGATGGACGGGACCGGGATCAATGCCAGGTGGCGCGTTGTGGCCCCCATCGCGCCGTAGGAGAACGATGCCCCGCATTCCGCGTAATCCAGGGATTGGCAAGGCGCCGGTCAACACGCCGGCGCGCGGCCCGAAATGGGACAAGGGTCTGCCAGGCTATGGACCGGCCAAAGGCCCGGGGAATCACGGCCCCGGCCCTGGCCGCCCGCGCGGCGTGAAGAACGGCGAGGGCAAGAAGACCGTCGCCGATCTGATGATTGCGGCTGATGCGCGCCGCATCGCGGCCGAAGCGTGGATGGTGATCCTGCAGAACCCGTCGCATCCCCGCCATGCGGATATGGTCATGCGGGCGGCGGAGCGGATGGACGGCGCGCCTGTGCAGTCGGTGCGCGTCATGGACGTTGACCCCGATCAGATGACGGATTCGGAGCTTGCGGCTATCGCCAGAGGAGGCCGCCGCCCGGCTACTGGCGAGACGGGCAGTTAGGCGCGATCTCGGTGCGTGGTGCGTCTACGCGCTGGAGCCGCAGGGGTTGCGGCCTGCCGCGCATCATCGGCTCATCATCCGGGAGCTTGAGGCGGTCGCGAGGGGCGAGACGCGGCGGCTGATGTTGTTCCTGCCGCCGGGCTCGGCGAAGTCGACCTATGCGTCGGACTTGTTTCCCGCGTGGTGGCTGGCGCAAAAGCCGGATCGGCTGGTGATCGCGGCGAGCAACACGGCGGATTTGGCGAAGGCGTTCAGCCGGCGCGTGCGGGGGCGCATCCGGCAGCATGGGCCGGTGCTCGGCTATGGGTTGGACCGCGAGGCCGAGGACGATTGGACCACCACGACGGGGTGTGAATATCGCGCTGTTGGCGTGACGGCCGCCATTGCAGGCCGACGCGCTGATCTTGGGCTGATTGATGACCCGATGCGGTCGCGGCAGGAGGCGGAAAGCGAAACGCAGCGCAACCGCGTGTGGGAGTGGTATCAGGACGACTGGTTGACGCGCCTCAAGCCGGGCGCGGCGCAGGTAATGATCGGCACGCGCTGGCACGAGGACGACCTGTTCGGCCGGCTGCTGGAACGCGAGGCCGGCAATTGGCGCGTGTTGCGCATTCCGGCGCAGGCAGAAGACCCGGACGACCCGCTCGGGCGCAAGCCTGGCGAGTATCTCTGGGGTGATGACGATTACGGCTACGCGGCGGACCTTGAAGAGAAGCACGCGCGGGCCGAGGCGCGGACGTGGGCTTCGCTGTATCAGCAACGGCCGGCGCCTGCTGAGGGCTCGCTGTTCCGGCGGTCGTGGCTGATTCGGGAAGCGCCGCCGGACCGCGACCGCATGCGCGTCTATGGCGCGAGCGATTACGCGGTGACGGCCGACGGCGGCGACTACACGGTGCATGTCGTGATTGGCATGGACCACGACGGGCGCCTGCATCTGCTGGATTTGTGGCGCGCGCAGGCAGATGCGAGCGTGTGGATTGAGGCGTTTTGCGACTTGGTCGCGAAGTGGCGGCCATTGGCATGGGCTGAGGAGACCGGGCAAATCCGCGCGGGGGTCGGGCCTTTCCTCGAACGGCGGATGCGCGAGCGTCAGACGTTCACATCTCGCCGGCAGTTTCCGACGCGCGGCGACAAGGCGATTCGGGCGCAGAGCATCATCGGCCGGATGGCTCTTGACGGACTACGGATGAGACCGGACGCGCCGTGGATTGCGGACCTGGAAGCGGAGTTGCTGAGCTTCCCGTCGGGGAAGCATGACGACCAGGTTGATGCGCTCGGGTTGGCCGGGCAGTTGTTGGACATGATGGCGACGGGGACGCAGCCGAGAAGCGCGCGGCCGAAGCCTGATCCGTGGATGCAGCCGAAGACCTCGGGGGGCTCGTGGAAGACCATTTGATCGAGCAGGAGGCGCTTTCGCGCGCGGTGATGGCGGTGTTTGACGCGCTTCCCTTGCCGTTGCGGCGCTTTGTGGCCGAGTATGCGCACGGGTTGCCGATGTTGGGGCCGCGCGGCGTGGCGGAGGCGTGGCTTGCGAGCGAAGGCGACGTGGCGTTGACGATCGACGCCATGCGGATGCGGTTTCCGGTGCGCGCGCTGTGATGCTGATCGCTGCCGAATCTCGCATCGTCATCGAGCAGGACGATAGCAGCCCGGACGAAGTGCATGCGCGCGTCGTGCA